ATACCATTGCGATAGAAGTACCATGAATATTGCCATCCCAAGCATTTAAAATTCCTATTCTTTTACTTTGACCGCCAGCATTAATTGTTACTTGTGCCTCGTAGCAGCTATGTACAAAATCTGTATAATTAGCATCAGTCGCTACACCTACTTTTGTTCTTAATCCTGTAGCAGTATCACCACCACTGTTCGTTCTAATAAAAATTTTTCCCGAATTATTAATGCGCATCCGCTCAGAAGGAGAATGAGTGCCAGAAGGGGTTGTGCAAAGTAATAAACGCCCTGGCATATCATTACCCGATGGTGCACCATCAACCTCTGCCCTTATCTGTACAGCTTCTTCAAGATCAGCCCCATCTGCACCTTGAAAACTTATTATTCCTAATGGATCATTATTACTAACAATAGTTACTGGAAAACCTCTAGTCTTTGCAAGTATATGAACTGGAGCGTAAACATCATTATTGTTATAAGTATGACCAAAAACTCTATGATCTCCATGACTACTACCTGATCCTTCAAGTTGTAATGCTGGAATAGTATCATTACCACCAAAAGGCTCTGGCTGTTCATAAGTTCTAGCACTAGATAAACCTACAAGCAACCTTCCTGAACTGTCGATTCGCATACGTTCCAACGAAGCACTATTAAATACTAAATTCGATCCACTGTCATAATGTATTCTTCCTCCATCTGGATCTGAAACATCTCCTAAATCTAGAAAAGCAGCATTTCCATCAGCAGATGTAACTCTGATAATACAATCTGCTGCCGATTGAACATGAAGCCTTTGTGTGGGTGCTTGAGTTCCGATACCACAATTTCCAATAGAATTGATAACAAATCTTTCAGTGCCAGCCGTTGAAATATTAAATTCATTTGCACTACCAGAAAAAATTCCTGTATTTAAATTATCTCTGAAACTAAGTCCAGGACTGCTCGCAGAACCATCTTCAAGAGTAAACGTGCCATCTAATTGAAATAACTCTATCCAGGCATTATTAGCAGAATTTCTTATCTTTAAAACATTGGCATTAGTATCAGCCCACCACTGATAAGCATATTTGACTGAAGGTTCTGAGTTACCACTACTATTTCCAGCTAAAGCTTGCAAAGCATCTTGTATGTCTTGCCTCACGGCAAAACCTGTACCATTATCTATTACAAAATCATTCTGGTTAGTCATTGCATTAGCTTTTTATATAATTATAGGATAGCTTATTAAGAAAATTTAAACACCTTTACCAAATCCTACAGCAGTATATTTAAAACTTAAATTTTTAAAATTATTATTTACATCTCTTGTTTCTATAACAAACTGAGTTCCTGTTACAGATGTAATTTTAAAATAATCACCAGACACAGCACCTTCAAGAGTTATTCCTATTGTGGGTAAAAATGCAGAATTTGATGAATTTAATTCAGAAGTTCCTGTATAAAAAGAGTTTATAAAACTTACTGTTTTTGCAGAGCTATTTGTTGCACATTGACTTGCTATCGCAGTATTAACAGTTTCAGTTCTTCTTTTCATACTTGCTGTATAACCTAGTTCATCAATTTCTATATTCTCATCAGGATCATTTGAAAATATGTCGGCTCTAAATCTAAATCCTCTAGCAGTGTATTCTCCGTTAGCAAATGTATTAAAAGGACTAAAAGCACTTGATATATTACAACTTCCGCTAGTCGTAACATTATTTCCAGAATTATCTTTTACTTTTATAAATTCAAGCGTTCCAGATGTTAATAAATTATTTGACGAAGTTGTTATCTTTACAGTATTTAATGACAGAAGAGCACCTACAACATAATCACCAGAGACTAATTCACCTGTCAAAACTCTTAAATTTACTGTATCACCTACAACTAAACCTCCATGATTTCCTTGTGTAAAAAAGCGTATTTCACCAGTAGAGGCATCTACGACTTCATACTCTGCCAATACACGAACCGCTTCTGCAACAAGAACATTTGCATTAGTGATAGATGCAACTTTTAAAAAACCATCTGTTGCATTTCCGCTTGTGAAATCAGTTAAAATTTGGTCATTTACAGATGCTCCATGTGAAGTTCTAGTTATTGTAATTAAATCTTGTGCTTGACTATAAGATGATACTAACGATGAGGTAGGTACACCCTGACAAGTGGCAACCTGTAATTTTGCACCAACATCCTCTGCAAGAGTACCATCCCAATCTGGCATATCATTTACAAGTGTTACTCTCGAATCCCATAAATCAGAAATCACAATAGCTGCTGTTTTAAAATGTCTTTCCAGAGATAAATTAAAGGCTGCTCCTAAATCTAAATCATCAACAAATGTGTAAAAACCAGAAGAGGCAATACCTCCTGATAAAAAATCAAAGTTAGCAATTCCCGAATTAGCACTTGCTCCAACATCTGGAACATTATCAAAAAATTGTGTTCCATCTAAAACCAAACCATTAAATTCTTCACTGAATACTGTTCTTACTCTTGTGCCATTAAAAGGTGGGCTTGTTTGATCTTCTCTTTTTGTTGTAATTATCTGATTAGGTTGTGGGTCTGGTTTGGTTACAATAATTTTTGCTGCATTAACAGAAAGATTTCCTGTATCGTCAAGAAATTTAATGCTATAAGTTCCCGAAAGTGCTGGAACGAGTGTTTCACTTACGTTTCCTGGTAATCTTGGGATTATTTCAATAGAGTTCTGGAAAGTAGCACTTGATGATGTATCAGAAGTATGTCTTACTACTACGTTTCCTCCATGAGTAACATCTACAGCAGTAGATGGATTAAAACGTAACTTGATAAACCGATCAGATATTGGTTCAGACGTTAAGCCTGTAGGATCTTCTGGTTTTGCAGTTTTCCCAACAGCGTTAAAGGATAATGTAGTTGGATCTGCTGATGCTTGTCCTGTTGCGTTTAAGCTAAACACTCTAAATTCATATAAACCCTCACTTGCATCAAATATTTCAAAATCAGTTCTGTTAATAGTAGTAGTTGTAAAGTTTCCGTTATCTTTACGATATTGAACTTTGTATTGACTAACACCTTGAACCGCTTCAAAATCAAGAATAATTTTTACTTTTGCTTTTTGGTCTTCTACATAGAACTGTTGTGCAGCACTTAAGTTAGCAGGAGCATCTTTTAATTCATTAAGAATAGATACGTTTCTAACAGGTAAAGGAGATCCATCTTCAATAAATGCAAATTTTCCCGAATTATATGCAGTACCAACAACTGCATAGTTATCTTCAGATTCAGTTACACTAACCACTCTCCATGTCGTAGTTTGTAAAGTTGTATTCTGTAAAATCCAAATACTATTTGCATTTGGAGCAGAAGAAAAAGCAGATGAGACAGTTATTACCGCACCATTAATATCGCTTACACTCCTACTTTCAACTGAACCATCAGACAAAATAACGCTAAGTGTAGGATTATTGGTCGCATTCAAATCTGTATCTGCCGTATCATCTACAGTTATTGCTGTAGTTGTTGCCGATTTAATTCTTCCTCCTCGTCTTGCCCCTGCTCTTACTGGATCACTTACTTCAATAACTTGCCCTGGCCTAACAATAACTCCTTCCGCTATCCCTGTTGTAAAACTAATTGTTTCAGTAGAATTTTGCTCTTCAAACAGCATAAATCTTCCTAATCTTGCTGCTTGACCTCTGGAATTACACGCAAAACCAGTTACCTTTTTATGTAAAGCTCCATATTTTGTTTTTGCTGTTGTATCTTCTACAGTTTCAAAATCTAACTCCTGATTTTCCATGTCAAAATATGAAACAGAAATCATTGTAGATCGTGTTTTTAAACTTGTTCCAGAATAGGTAAAACCTTGTTCTGTTACATTGGATAAATTAAATAAATAACTAGGATCTGTAGGTCTGTCTTGAGAAAGTGTAAGTGATCCTGCGTTCCAAAAAGTTATAGCTCTCATTACTGAAGTCAACGCATTTATAACTTCATAAGCATCTTGTCTGGATTGCAGAATAGTGTTGCAACTAAATCTAGGTTCTTGTCCTCCAAGTCCATCATCTACTAATGTAGAGCAATACACAGAGGCACTATAAAAGGCAAATTTATCTAATTGAGCTTCCGTTATGTGATCTCCTAATCCATATCTAGTGTTTGTTAAAAGGTCAAACAATATCCAAGCTGGATCACTTGTCCAATGTGTTGTAGTAGTAAGCGTTCCATTAAAAGTACCTGAGTAAGTTATCCTTCCTGTTGCAGCTTCTACAGTTCCGTTATGAGGTATTTTTATCTTTACTCCACGAACTTTATACATTCGCCCTGGGACAGATGAAAATTGTTCAGAATCAAATCTTAAAGCTACATGGGCTATATCAGGATATGCTTTTTGCTCATCAATAATTTCAGTGAAAGATGAAAAGAAAAATTCATCCCTTAATTTAGCAGGATTTTCAGCATTATCTGTTACTCTTTCGACAGTTATTGTTACAGGAAAGACACTAGGAGTTCCAGTATTGGCATCAAGTAAATTAATTCTATAATCTCTAGCATATGCGGATGAACTTCTTCCTGTTATTTCGTCATCTATCGGAGTGCTTGTCGTTCCATCGCCTTGTAAAATACTTATTTTTACTTGTACTGTTGAGCCAACTATATCTCCATTGTCTTTAAACTTCTGTAAAGAAGGAAATTTAATAGTAACTCTTACAGCATCTACATTTGAATTAGTTATCTGTCTTGATACTGGAGTTCCTTTTTCTACTTTTACATTTACATTTGTTTCTGTCTCAATATCTGCAATGCCAGGAATAAAAGTTTGATTGTTAGTTCCAAATCGAGGTTCAAACCCTACATTTGGAAAGTTAAAGTCTGTTGATTCAAGATTAGTTACGTCAGCATTAGCTCTTAAAACTGGTGTTTTTCCTAAAAATACATCTTTTAACGCTGCTCTATTGTAATTAACTGTTCCTTTTGTAAATCCTGCTGCTGATGGAAAACCTTCAATTTCTCCCTCACTAAGAACATCAACAATAGTAGCAAATTGTTTACTACTTAAAACATCTTTAGGTAAGTTTGGATTTTGGATTCCGAATAACTC